CCATATTTATCATACCAGTATTTGGAAACACTAACCATATGCTCAGCATCTGGACAAGCATTCCACCCACCAAACGGGAACCATGCCATTACCTGCCATGGCTCTTTAACAGGGACTTCTACTAATAATACGGGATAAGGTTTACCAACAAGATTTGTTGTTCCCTGAAAATGATTTATAGGGTTAGTATCGGAAACGGGTTCACCCATAATTTCATTATCATAAAAACCTGGTGTGTCCTCATTGATGGATTCTTTCAACTCTCGCAAAATTACAGCAAGCCAGTTCTGTCCATCCTCTGAAGGAATCATTAATTCTTGTCTATTGCGTCGTATCTTTTCCATATCAATGGATTCGTCCCAATCATGTCCCAACTCCATTAATATCTTTTCGTATGTTGTACTCTCAATGACTAAAATGACAGGCACAAAGCCCTCACGTACTCCTCTTTGACGCGCTTCTTTATAAATCTCCTCAATCTTGTCGAGAGAACATGATTGATAGAAAGTGCTTGGGCAATCTGTCAAAGCTTTAATTTTTTCAATCAAAGCATCATCAACGGATTCCTCTTGATTTATCCAGTCATGATTTTTCGTATCAGCCTTGGCTGATTTTACTTGATATATGACAAACAAAAAAATAACAAGTATTGAAAGAATTACAAACATCTTCTTCATTTTTCGGTAATTGCAAATAAAACGGTTACAAAAATACTATATATTTCCAAATTATCCATATTCATAACTAATTAATTTCATTCAAGGTAAGGATGGAAACGCCTGATGGCGATCCGTCCTTGCTTTGTTTTTGATTTGGCTCTGCTGCTTGACGGGAGAGGAATTGATATGGGAAGCCGCCATGATGATTTTCTGATGTGACATTGCCCCCGCCGTCGCTGGGTGTATAACTTTTTCCGGCGCAAAGTTAGCGGGCATCGTGATACTGCAAGGCCACGCACAGTTGCCTCGAAATAATCCACAATTTTTCTCTGCGATAAAAATGGCCAGTCCTTCCAGGATGGATTTTTTCGGTCAAGCCTTGCAGGCGTATCACTAGCAGCCCTTACTTGTGTAGCACCGTAAAAAGGTTATACGCGACAACAGAGACAATGATTATTAACATCTAAAAATCAATTAATTATGACAGCTTCTTATAACATATCATTCCTGGGTTCTCCCGAACAAGCTGAGAGCCAAAAAGGTAAAAAGGGTTACCGCTCATCCAGGTACAATAATTACATGGTCGAGGTGGTGGACTTCGACAATGAGAGCCACACCTTCGAGGTGGATGCCCGCAGCGAGGCCGAGGCCAGCGAGCAGGCCGCAGACATGGCCATGGCCGCAGGCCTGCAGGTGAGTTACTGCAATGTTTACCTGTATGTAGATAGTTTTTAATTCCTTATATATTCATTTTCAAAATTTTACGATTATGGCAAATCTGATTTTAGCAAGCAAGCGCGAGGTAAAGAGTGGTGCAATGATGTGGCATGTGTACCGCAGTGAGGACAGTGTGAAAAGCGGCGAGTTCTACTTTTCCGAGCCTTTGAAGGCTTTACGTTACGCTTTCATCCTTAGAAAGCGCACTGGCGCAGTGATCCCGAAGGCCATCTATAACAAGCTGATGGCCGAGGTGAAGGCGAGCCAGCCGCAGCAGGAGCCGAGCGCAGCCCCCGAGCAGGAGCAGCCCACCGCCGAGGTGGTGGGCGAGCCCTCGCCGCTGGCCCGCCAGTGGGTCGAGATGAAGGCCAAGCACCCCGATGCGATTTTGTTGTTCCGCGTTGATGAGTTCTACATGAGTTTTGATGATGATGCGGTAGCCGTTAGCGAGATTTTGGGCATAGTTCTCACCCGCACGCAGGCGAAGGACATCACCGAGCGTCAGGCAGCATTCCCCGCCCACAGCCTCGATACGTATTTACCAAAATTAGTCCGCGCAGGCAAGCGTGTGGCCATCTGTGATGGCCTGCCCGAGCCGCAGCCCGAGAAGAAGAGCCGCAAGCGCAGCACCAAGAAAGCCGAGAACAAGTAAGTATAAGTTTAACAGGTGGGCGAGGCCAGCCCCCGCCCACCGCAAAAAAATCAAGAGCTATGACACGAGAAGTGAAGAAAGCAGTTACCCGCATTCGCCGAGTACAGGACGCAGTGTATAACAACAAGGTGGGCATTTGCCACTCGATGAGCATCCACACCAATACGCTGGTGCGATGCGATGGTGAGGTGATGACATGTTGGACGGTGTTCGCGCACCAAGGCGAGCCGCCCGCCAAGGCCTGCAGGTCATGGACATTTGCCGATGACAGCACGGCCGAGGACATCGAAGGCATCCTCAAAGAGCTGAGCGAGTACATCGAGCACGAGGTTTAAGGCCTCCCGTTCCGCAGGTGGGCGAGAAGATCGCCCACCGATCGGAACCGGCGCCGGACGTCCCCATCGATGGGGAACGCCCGGCTTTTCTTTGTCTTTTGCCATCCCACGACACAAACATACCTTTGCCACGAACTAAAATCGATAGAATATATGTCAGTCACATTGAATAACCAGCTGGAGGATCTTATGTTTTCCTCGCAGATTCCCGACCTCGACCTCACGACGAGCGACGACAACGAGGCCGTCGTGTCGATCGTCTCGGGCGGGGCCACGGTTTTCTCGGCCACACACATCCCGTATCAAAGGAATATCATTGTCCACGACATCCGTTCGGTTGTCGAGTATTACATGCGCCAGGGCAGCCATGCCCTGCGCTCGTTCACGCTCAGGGCCAAGCACAACGGATCCACCCAGACGCTGGCCACCTTCCAAGCGGTCTATCTGGAGCAGCACTTCACAGGTGATACCGAGGAGTTCCTGCGAAACAATTTCCTAACAACGATGGAAGGGAAACTCATGGCGCCGGGAGCGACCGAGTTCCTGTATTATTACCGCAAAGCGTACTCCCAGGAGTCCGTGCGCTTCCGTGTCGTGGCCAGCGTCTATGACGCCGAGCCACGGGTGTTCCAGTACACTCCCCAAAACTCGATCAGCACCATCGACACCATCGCCAGGATCGAGGTGACCATGAAGCTGATGCTCGACGCCGTGGAGTCCCACGGCTGGGTGAGGGAGCACATCAGGCCGCTGGCCTGCAGCGTCCAGGTCGGCGCCCGGTCCTTCACGTTCTATGTGCAGGACTGCGAGCCGAACCTCACGCTGTATTTCCGCAATGCGTTCAACTGCTTTGAGTGCTGCGCACTCCAGGCAGTGACCACACACAAGCCCAAGGTTGACCGCTCGATCGCCGTGACGAACCGCATCTCCACGTTCTACAACCAGCAGAACGAGAAGCTGTACGAGGTCGAGACTTCGGGCCTGACGATGGAGCAGGCCCGGTGGATCGAGCAGCTGTTCTATTCACATGACGTGCGCATGGCGACCAAGCGCACCGACTTCTCGCAGGGCTACACTCCGCAAGGCATGCCGATTGTGCTCATCACCGAGCCGACCTGCGAGATCAGCGACGCGGACGGTGAACTCAACACCGTGAAGTTCACCTACCAGTACCAAGACAGGCGGACGTATCTGCCGACAGACTACCTGTCCGTTGATCACGACCGCATCTTCACCGAGCAGTTTGACCCCTCATTCCAATAGACCTATGGCACAATCCATCCACATCAGCACCCTTCGCAGAATGCTCAAGGCCGGCGACCCGGTTGACCTGAAACTCTGGACCAAGAGCGGGGAGATCCAGTGCTGGCGCAACTGCATCCCCCTGCGCTATAATTTCTATCAAGGCACCCAGCAGTTCAAGCTGCTCGACTCGCACCAGATACGTCAGGCTCGCATCTGCTGCATCTTCGAGATCAACGGCCTGGAAGTGTTCCTTTCCCTACTATGTCTTATCACATTCACACCAATTATATAATTTAAATCAACTATTATGACACTACAAGAGAGCGCAGACAAGTTTGCTGGTGCATATGCAGACACTGTGAAGAAACTGTTCATCGAAACCTTCAGAGAAGGTTACGGGGCTGGCTATCTAGCGGGAGCCGCTGCCGTGAGAAACGAATCCCAAAACGATAATGAAGATGAAGGTGACTTTATCGATCTCGGTTTGCCAAGCGAAACGCTTTGGCGGGAAGATTTCATGTTTGACGAGAATCTCGACATTATGAGGTTAGCTTATAACGAGGCTCGCAATTACTCCTTGCCGACAGAAACGCAATGCAGGGAGCTAATGTCCAATTGTATCGCGGTCCGTGAAAAGAACGGAATCACGTTCCGTGGTAAGGATAGGGAGGAGTTGCACCTTGAATTTACAGACCAGACGAATAATAAATCTGGTAAAACTGACGCTTACGTCAGGTTCTGGGTTAAAAGCGATGTTGATGAAGACCTGAACGCACTGTGTCTGCAATTCTCAATCCTTAATCCTATTGAAGCGGGATTTCATTTCTGCCGCCGATTCGTGGGAGAGAAGCTTGCTGTCCTTACTGTGAAGAACAAGAAAAAAAGCAAATAATCATGGAACTTCAATTCAACTCAGTGGAGACCATCCCGGTGCTCAACGCATCGGCCGCTTTCAAGACCGACAGCGGCAAGGTGTTCAAGGAAGACGTGGACATCGTGCCGACTATCATCGACAAATCGCTGTCCTACATCCCATGGGGAAGCGATAACAACATGCCGTACCACATCATCAACCTCATCGAGAGTGACGAAACCCTCGCCACCTGTCAGATGTTCAACGCTGAGGTATGCTACGGCAGCGGGCTGCAGTACAACACCGACTCGTGTGGCGGCGATGTCAAGCGGGAGGTCGAGGACTTCCTGCTCGACAACGCCTTGCCCTCATACTTCCTCGGTGTGTGCCAGGACTTCAAGCACTTCGCCTTCTGCGTCTCGGTCGTTATCCTCAATGCAGAGGGCACCAGGATAGTACGACTGATCCGCAAGGAGGCCTGCTACTGCCGTCTTACCCCTGCGGAGAAGGACGGCAGCATTAAGCAGGTGCTCTATGCCAACTGGCGGCAGCCCGTGGCCAGCCGTGACGATATCGAGGTGATCGACCTGCTCGACATCAATTCGCCTTGGCGCGACCTGGCGATACGCATGGGGCGCATCGCCGGTGACGACGGCAAGCGCCGCGTCCGCACCAAGTCCCGCAAGTTCGCCGTGCTGACGCGGGTCCCAACCCCCGACAGCACCTATTACCCGATACCGTACTACGGCGCGTTGTTCCGAGGCAAGTGGTACAACATCAAGCAGCTCATCGGCATGGCCAAGGAGGCCAAGCTGAAGAACATCGCCCCAATCAAGTACCAGATAGAGATCTCGAACAAGTATTGGGACTCTATCTTCAAGAGCGAGGGCATCACTGACCGCCGCGAGCAGCAGAAACGCATCGTCAAGGAGAAGCAGCAGATCCTCGACTTCCTTACCGGCGTTGAGAACGCTGGTAAGGTGTGGTTCTCCACCTTCTATGTGGCTCCCACAGGCGAGGTTCAGCACGAGGTTGTCATCAACAAGATCGACTCCGACAAGGAGGGCGGCGACTGGTCAACGGACATCCAGGAGGCGGTGAACATGATATGTTTCACCATGCGCGTGCACAGCAACCTGGTGGGCAGCGTGCCCGGGAAGTCGCAGAGCAACAACTCGGGCAGCGACAAGCGCGAATTGTACACCATCGCCCAGGCCCTGCAGAAGCCGTATCACGACCTGCTGTTCACGGTCCACCAGATTGTCATACGCTTCAACGGCTGGACGGGTGCCTATCCCGACTGTCCTTTCATCCAGCTGACTACGCTGGACGAGCATCAGGACGCAAAAAGCGTCAGCTTTCGGGAAAGTTCACAGCAAGAGTCGCCGCAATAGCGGCGGTGTGCGGTCAGTGAACCTTTCCCAACGAAGTGACTTTTGGGCGCACTAAATACCTAAAATAAATGTATAGATCATGATTAAAGACGATATCATTTGTATGTATGAAGAGGGAATGAACATCGAGGAGATAGCAGACTTCCTCGAAGTGGACGATACCTATGTATTCGATATTCTTGACGAAAACGAGATGCTATGACAACGAAACTTATCACATCAGACCAGCAGTTGCGCAGGTACCTGCCCAACGCTTTCGACACCGTGGAAGGCGAAACGACCTTCCATGAGAAGATCCTGCCATGGCTAGACCAGGCAGAACGATGGGTATTCACCCAGTTTATCGGTGACGACTTCGCCCCCGAACTGCTCGCCATGGAAGAGACAGAGCCGCTGCGCACCTGCGCAACGCTCGTTGTGGTCCATGAAGCGTTCATGCGTGCCGTGCCGTCACTTGACCTGGTGCTCACGCCGAACGGATTCGGCATCGTGAGCAACCAGAACATCGCTCCTGCAAGCCCGCATAGGATATCGAGGCTTCTCGGCTCGCTGGAGACGAGCCGGGACATCGCCATCGAGCAGTTGATCCACAACCTGTTCCTCAACAGCACGTGGAGCGCCAGCCCCAAGAGGCAATGGTTCAGCGCAACGCTGTTCCCGAACATAGATCTCGCCAACCTGTGCGGTTTCACCGAACACCGGTGGGCGAACTACCTGGGCCTGCGCTCCAAGGCGATAGAGGTGGAGCAACGGCTGGCCGAGGAATACATCTCGCCCGAGCAACTGGCCGTGTTCCGTAGCGAGGTCATGTCCGCATTCACGGATATTTCCGTCGCCACGTCCCACCATACCCGTGTCATCGAGCAACTGCGGCAGATCGTTGTCACCGCCCTGCAGGGCAACCAGGTGCCCATTCAGTCGCTGCGTGACATCGTTGACCTGATGCGCAAGAACGAGACTTCGTTCCCGCACTTCCGCAATTCAAACACTTACAAACTCTTCGAGCCGCCAGTGTTCGAGAACAAAAAGAGAGCAAATGGCTACTGGTTCTGAAACTATCAACGTCATCCTCACTGTCCCCACGAGATGGGATAAACTGGACGACCACCAGCTGCGCTACGTGTTCGGCCTGCTGGCCCAGGGCTTTCCCTCGCCGCAGGTCAAGACCTACTGCCTTTTCCGTTGGACAGGCATGCAGGTCATGCACAAGTACGGCAAGGGATGGTGGTGCAAATTCGCTGACGACGAATTTGTCATCATGGCAGAGCAGGTTAATGCGGCCATCGTTGCGCTCGACTGGATTGACTCACTTCCCTCAAAGCCCGTGCGCATCTCACGAATAGGTAAACACCGTGCATTGACAGCGGACTTCCAGGAAGTCCCATTCGAGACGTTCATCATCTGCGACAACCTCTACCTGGGTTATCTCTCGGCTAAGGAGGACGCGCTGCTTGACGACCTCGCCAGGCAGCTCTATAAGTCCTCCAAGGTCACACCCACCGAAGCGGAACGCATCGGAGTGTTCTACTGGTTCGCCTCGCTAAAGGCGATGTTCGCCCGTCAATTCAAACACTTCTTCAAGCCCATCAGCAACGCAGGCGATGCTGACGGAAACATGATTGAACAGACAAAATCCCGGTACGAGATCCTGTACGAGGCCGTCAACTCGCAGATCCGCGCCCTGACCAAGGGCGACGTGACCAAGGAGAAGGAGGTGCTCGCCATCGACACCTGGCGGGCCCTCACCGAGCTGGACGCGTTGGCGAAGGAGTATGAAGACTTTAACAAGAAATACCCGAACAAATGAGCAACGACTATCCCAAAGGCATCTGGGATGCCACCGAATACTTCGGCCACCTGGCAGCCACCAACCGCTTGGCAAAGGCCAAAGGATTTGCCTTTTGCCGTGTCAGCGGGCTGGACGGCTTCGAGGAGGCGCTGGCGCACATGCAGCGGACAACCGCCTTCATCTGCGTCTCGGACATCGCCAACGGCTACACCGAGTTGAACAACACGCCCCACACCCGTCGGGTGAAGACCGTGTTCTTGGCCATGCGCCACAAGATCGACGACATGGCGGCCCGCAACCGCTGCATGGAGACCCTGCGCGAGCTGTTCCGCCAGTTCATGTCGCTGCTGATCCTAGAGAAAACCAAGCTGGAGAACCACTGCATCTACCTCGACCCGAGAATATCGTTCAACGAGATTGACCGATACTTCTTCTCGGGCTGTGCCTGTGCGTATTTTCAGATTGCAGTCGATGTCTATACTGACTTGAGATACAATGCCGATGAATGGGAATAAGCCTACCGAACAACAGGCGTTGCTGGAGCGCCAGAAGTTCGTCACCGCCTTCAATGACACCATGCTCAAGATTTGGCAGGAGCAAATCACGCTGCTCGGTGTCATTGACACCGGGGCGCTGCTCGCATCGCCCAAGGCGTTGCCGCTTCGTGCCGACGGTCGCTTCTTCGAGGTAGGATTGTCCCAGTCCTTCCTCGAATATGGCTTGTGGCAGGACTACGGCACGGGCCGCGAGACGCCCCGTGGCAACAGTGGCGATCTTGGCAGAGCCAAGAAACGCCAACGCCGCCGTTGGTTCTCCCGCAAGTATTATGCCTCAGTCATGCGACTGAAAGAGTTCTATGAAGAAAATGTAGGTGAGTCCTTCGCAGGGATCATGAGTGATTTTGCCCGGCGTTGCAATAGTAAACATTGAAAGTTGTTATTTATATCTTCTTATTAATATGTGTATCGTGCCAGGCCACGCGTGAGCGTCGCCTGCTTTTTTAATAAGAATAGAGGTGCAGATGAAGCTGAATGAAGTTTTTTATTTTCAAACGATTGAACTTCAGTGGTTTGCAAAAGACGAAATGAACTGCGATTATTTGCTAATTTCAGCAATTGTCTGTAACTTTGCAAACGAGGAATATCCGCAATTGTTGAACGATTTAACAGGATACTGATATGAAACATCGTTTGTCAAATCAGACATCAATTCTCCATCCGGTTGACTCCTGCTTGGAGGCTCGTTTCATGTCATCAAAACCGTCCCTTTTTCCCTTTAAATAAGAAGCAATGATAGAGAGTATTAAGGACCCGCATATATGGGAGCGATTAAATGATATTTATAATCTGGATATAGATGGCTTTGTGAACAATCATAAAGACATCAGAACATTAAACTTTGATTATAATTGGCCTGTTGTCGGTTTTATGGAACCAATTTTCATGCCTTTGTTTGAAGACTTGGATTCTAAATTTATTTATTTGACAAAGGGTTACAATATTACTAGAGATGAAATATATTCAAAATTTCATCGGGAAGATTTTATGGATTTTATAAGAGGGATAATAACTCATACTCCACAAGGTCGGAGTATGGAGAGTATTGATCTGTATTACATGTTAGGAATGACTGTTTTTGACGAAACGTTTGAATGGCTGATTCATAATAATGTAGATGTGGGATACTTGTCATTCTCTTATCAAATTGAGAAATTTAATAAAACTGAAATATTAAACTTGCTTATAAATAATAAATGGTTAGTTCATTATTAGGGGACATTGAAATGTGAACTAACGAACCGTCCCTTTTTCTTTATATCCGTTCAAGGTCATAAAACAAAAGATATTACCAATGTAACAATTGACAGAAATCGTGGAATTGCATGGGACTCTGATTTTAATATTGATTACTTGTTTAATTGTCCGAATAAGCCATTTTTTTTAGATTAATGACTTTTATATAATTAGATAATTATGAATAGATTAACGGTTTATTATCTGTTTTTTATTGTTATATTGTTCTCATGCTGTAATGCAATGTCAAATGAGAATCAACAGGCTAAGCAAGAATCAAATCAGGATCTAAAATCAAATAGTTTTTATGACGATTCCATTTTGTTGTCAAGAGTTAGGTTAAGTGAATTTGAAAGATATCAATCCTTTGATGAATTCAATATGACAGCCATAGGAGCTCCGAATAAGTCTCCATTTGTTTATATCAAGGAATTAAAGGACTTAATATTGCTCGTCGTGTCAAACGATACGGCGCAAGTGTACATATATCAATATGATGAACAGATAAATCGGTGGGTTTCTTATAAAGAATATGATATGGAGAAAAAAGATATTGGTGTCCTCAAAGAGGAAAATGTGAATCCAGCTCGCTCTTTTCTCAGAATATGCGGAAATGACACCATTCTTGAGTATGAATGCGATTACATTTTTGATCATGTTTTTAAGTATCTTTTTGTCAAAACACGACAGAAATGTATTCGAATTTCATTGTTATATAGTGATTTTGAGGATAAAATAGATCTATCTCAATCAATACTATTATTTGTTAGAAGATACTTTGCTGATAAAAGCATTATTGAAGAAGGATCAGGTAAATACGCTTACCAAAAAAGATGTGTAAACGAATACATTCTTAATG